CAATATATCTTCTTCTTTGTCCTGTCCTGTCCTGTCCTCTCCTGTGGACGCGTTACTAACGCGTTCGTAACGCGTGACGGAACCCTTATTCTTCCGGTACTTAGCAGACCTTTTTGCGCCGTCGTTGCGGTGCTTGTAACTTTTTGAAATTATTTTGTCACAATTTTTCTGCCGCAGTTTGCCGTTTTTCACTTTAAAAAAGGCAATGACGTTGTGCTTTACATTGAGCCACTCTTCCACTGAGCAATTGCAGATAGAGGAGAGGGCTCTGTCGACATCTGGGAGGGGAGCTTCGTTGGCGTAGTAATGATCTAAGAGGAGGGTATAGGCACCATGCTCTGCAAGCGAGAGGTGCCATGTATCGTTTTTGTAATCGGTTGGGTGACGTTCATACCAGTCCATTAGACCAACTCCCGTTTTCTTGCACGGGCTTCCCGCTTCAAACGGTTCCTACACTGCCTGCATTCCCTATGTATCCTGTCTGGGCGTATATATAAATTGTATCCACTGTATGGATGACCATAATTGCAGTGTGTTTTGCGCAAATTATATATACCCACATCACTGCGCCTAATATTTTCGAGTTTCGTAACAGCCTCTAAATGGCTTGGGTTTACGCACGATGGGTTTTTACATAGATGGTCTATCTCAAAATCTATTGGTATTTCTCCGGTGCAACGTTCGTGGCTGTATCTGTGCGCCATCTTAGCTATGTCATCATGCCAAAATCTTCCATACCCATTCTCATTTTTTCCGGCATTCCATAACCAACATTCATCAGAGCCCCGCACTGATACTTTAGCAATGAAGCGCAACCCATCGGGCGTACTCTCCATTAATTGTGTGAATTTTACGGTGTTCATATCATTTTCCAATCAATCATTTTCCGGTGAGAAGAGGCGCGGCGGGCTGGAAAATGATGAAGGGCCACGTCAGGGATCAATCCGACGTTTTTTTCACCGCGCACTATATTAAAACTTTTCATGGTTAAGCGTCAAGGGCTTCTTCAGGAATAATCCCCGCTATTTGCTGCCATTGACTGGACTCCTTGCGGGTAATTCCCAATTCATCTAGGGTTGGTGTATCATCAATAACCTGTTCTTTTTTGGTACGGGTTTTTTCCGGCCTTCCTCCTTCCGCTCTTTCTGTTTCTTCAAGCATTTGACCTATGCGGTGTTCGGCCCTGAATTTAATTTTGCCCGCCCAAATAGCCATGTCATTATCATTTGCCTGACGCGCATAGGCCCGCATAGCCTCTGCCTTATCCCGAATATCTTTTACCTCATCAACAGAGTGTGCCGCCTGGAGTGCCTGCCGCGCTGCCTCGTATTTTACTAGATCATGTGACATATTTTATTTTCCTATTTTTGCATCGTAAAAGCTATTTGGTATTCAAATTCCGCTAATTCTCTGCATTTTGGACAGATGTCTATAGTAGCTAAAATTTTAATTTCTCGATCATCTTGATAACGAGTAGAAATAATTTGTGTTTTTTCTGGCAACATTACTTTGCCGCTGCCGCCGCAAACATTACACATTTAATTCTTCTTTTAATAGATCGGTCATGCATTTTCGCAAAGCACGTTGGTGCGCTAGTTTAGTTCCATCAATTGCGTTCTGCCGTCTTTTAACAGCTATAGAGTGCGCTTTCATAAGTTTTTGGTAGGAACGTGACGCATTTGACTTAAATGTGTTTGTACGTTGCCCTAAACGCTTTGTAGTTTTTTCCATTAAATTACTCTCCATTTTTGTAAAAGCTCTTGCACGTCCTCTACAGATCGTGCGGTAAATACATCGCCCCCCGCCATTGCAATTTGTTCATGCACCTCTTTTTGTCTGCGTGACAGATAGCCGCCTTCTTTTTTAACTTCGATCCAAATAGTCTTGCCTTGGTGCAATATCAAAATATCCGGCACGCCTGCCTTCATCCCCATCGCTTTCGAATTGGCGGCTGCAATAATGCTCTTGCTTGGTATGGGGTTGATGGCCGTCCAAAAAGAATCGGTTGATAAAACTATGTCCAAATATTGCTTTATTTTCCGTTGGATTTGATTCTCTGTTAAATTAGACATCAAAAAAATCTGCCAAATCTAAAATGATGCCTTTCGATTCAGCTAAATTAATAACGCGCACAGCATATTTGTTAGGCACGCCTGTTTTTTTCCATTTGGATATGTGAACAGCAGAAACATTAAGTGATTCGGCAATGTCTTTTGTCCTTCCCATTTGATCTAGAAACTTTTTGTGTAAGTGCATTTTATTTTCCTTATACAGTAATTTAATTACTAATTAATGCAATTTAATTCTTTACACAAGGTAAAATTTCGTTTATTGTTAATAAATAAACAAAACACAAATTGGGAGTATTTTAAAATGACACGCACCGAAGCAGAAAAACTAGGCTGGACATTCAAAGGCTCAGACAAAGACACCACCGCAGAGAAGGGTCGCTTGATCCACATGGGGCCGCTGGCCTTTGTCCTTAAACTAATCTCGATGGTGGAGGCAGTATAATGGATGTCACATTCACATATATGTTTGGCTCAAACGAGCTTCTCATAGAAGCCACCGTAGATTCCGACGGCGTTGAGTTTACAGAAGTCACCATCACAAATGGTTGCAGCTTTGTAGACTTTGACTTTGACGGCTTGTCCATCCAGCGTAGGACAATGAATGCCTTGGCGGTGCCAGTTTATGAAAGTCTGGAAGACGCTCTTATTGAAGCAGCTTTCGCAGCCGCCGACGCAGCATAAGACCCTGACGACGATTGGGGTCTTAGTGATTATCTCCGCGACCAACAAACTGACAGGGAGTCCAGCAAATGAAAAACCTCTGCGAATGGATTGAGAACTTTGACAAGGTCTACAACAGACTTTGTGATGCGGGTATGACCTGCAAAGACGCAGCCTCGATAGCGGAATTTTCCGCACGGCATGAAGCCGAAAACAAGGGAGAAGCCAATGACTACATCGACCAAGAATAAAAACATCAATGAGGCTTTCGTCGCCGCACAGAAGCTAATCGGCGGTGCGCGGAAGACTGCTACCAACCCGCACTTCAAATCTAAGTACGCAAACCTTGAAGAAGTCCTGAAGGCTTGCTCTGACATCCTGAATGACCATGACATCCATATCACTCAGCCTACCATGCAGGAAGACAACAAATTCTTTGTCCGTACCATCTTGACGCACACTTCTGGCGAGACGATGGAAGACTATGGCGTTCCGATCCTTGGCTGGGAAGACGCAAAGAATGCAGCACAGGTTTTTATTGCCGGACAGACTTATGCGAGACGAGGCGGATTGTCATCATTAGTAGGAATTGCACCTGCCGATGACGATGGCGAGAGCCTAACCCAAGCCGCACCTCCGAAGTCCGATAAGATCAGCGCACAACAAGCCGTGCAGCTTAATGACCTAGCCGCCGAGGTCGGTGCCGATAAGGGTAAATTCTGCGCTTATCTTGGGGTTAAATCTTTTGAGGAAATCAACGCACAACAATTTAGCACTGCAAAGGCTGCGCTTGAAAAAAAACGGGCAACAGAATAATGGATAATATTATTCAAGGGTCTAGTAGCTGGTTTGATGCGCGTCGTGGCAAAGTAACCGCTTCACGGGTTGCAGACGTTATCGCCAAAACAAAGTCGGGATGGGGCGCGTCCAGAGGCAACTATGAGGCTCAGTTGATTGCTGAGATATTGACAGGCCAAGTTGCCGACAGCTTTACAAATGCCGCGATGGAATGGGGTACTGCTACTGAGCCACAAGCTCGAAAGGCTTACGAGTTTCTCAAAGACGTAGAGGTTGAGGAAATCGGTTTTGTAGACCATCTAATAATTAACGGCACAGGTGCAAGTCCTGACGGCTTGGTCGGTGATGCCGGGATGCTTGAAATCAAGGCTCCGAATACCAAAACTCATATTGAAACGCTATTGAGCCAGAAGGTGCCAAAGAAGTATGACACGCAAATGCAGTGGCAAATGGCATGTGCTGGTAAGGATCGGCTCTAGACGGACTATGTATCTTTTGACCCAAGGTTGCCGCAGCATTTAAATATGTTTCTCCAACGGGTAGAGCGTAACAGTGAGCGCATTGCTGAGCTTGAAGGCATTGTGTCAGATTTTATTGCCGAGATGCACGTTAAGATTAAGGCGTTGGGTGACTTATCATGAGCAAGCATTACGTCTCCAACGATGTTGTGCGTGGTGATCTGGTAAACCTAATTAACAACCTCGACTTAAAAAAGAAATGGATCATCGAAATTAAACGCCAGACTAAAAAAAGGTCAACAGGTCAAAACTCTTGGCTCTGGGCTTGTCATAAGGTTGTTGCAGAGGACACTGGCAATTCGGTCGATGACATCCACGAGATCGTCAAAAAGGAATTGCTGCCAAAAAAATACGTCGAATTTGATGGCGAGGAGATTGAGATCAACGGCAGTACGACCGGGTTAACCAGCAATCAATGGAGCGAGTTCATGACAGAATATTCCGCATGGGCTTCACAGTATGGTATAATGCTTCCACATCCAGAGGATCAGGGACGTGATTAGATTGAAACGCCGCAAAGCTAAAAAGTCGGGTCTAAACCCTTCAACCATTATCAAATGTTCTTCACACCTGAAGTGGGTTAGAGGCCACGAGTGCGCCATTGCCGACAAGCATGACTGTAAGGACAAAATTGAAGCCGCGCACGTTCGGCGAGGTTCTGATGGATACATGGGCGGCAAGCCAAGCGATACCTACGCAATTCCTCTCTGTTCAGAGGCGCATCGAGAGCAACACGCTATCGGCGAGAAATCGTTTGAAAAGAAGTACGGAATTAAAATGCTGGAAATATCACAAATGTTAGCCCGCATGTCTCCGCACAAAATAAAATGGCATGTCAAATAAGCATAATACTTTTAAAAAAACTGTTGAAACAAATTGAAACATTAAACGAAAGGCTAAAAAAATGACTGAATATGACAACACAAATCGAGGCGCGATTTGGGGAAACAAGCGCAAAGAAATTGATACACATCCCGATTTTACAGGATCAATTAATGTTGAAGGCGTTGAATACTGGCTAAATGGTTGGAAACGCAAGCCAGACGCTAGTGAAAATTCTCCAAGCATGTCATTCTCTGTGCGTAAAAAAGAGGAACAGCAAAATAACGAAAATGTTGTTGTTAATACAGCAAATGATTTAGATGATGACATACCGTTTTAAGAATTGGAATGGATTGGCGTAACGAAAGTGCGTCGGCGGGAACTCCCACCTGCGTTTGTCCTAACCCGCCCGCT